CCCACGCCATGTTTACGAGTTCGTCCATCGCCGTGCGCTTCGTGTTGGTGCCGCTTATGATGACGAGCTTGCCCATGAGGTTACACACGGGTTCTATGGCCAAATCACGCCTTCCGTAACTGTACTCGGACGGAAGCATGAATTTGCGAAGGGTTGTCTTGAGTATTTCCGCACAGTCCGTCATAGACGTACTGCTCTCGGTGTGAATATTCAGCGAAAGAATGAAGGGATTCTTGGCACCCGTAGTGTCGTCGGCGAACGCAGTATTGGCAACGGCCACGCAGCATTCCTCGAGCGGAATCGTATTGTACGACAGCATCCGGTTGTGTTTGTTTCCGTAACCCACGACCGGTTTCTTATTCACTATGTACACGTGAAGGTCGACAAGCCGCACACCTGCCCGAATAACCTTCTTGATAGACTCGGAATAAACGTAGTCGTAGACGGACTTGCCGCCGTACATCGAGAGGGCGGAAGAAGCCACGTAGTAGTCGCAGAGTGCATAGTCGTTCGGGCATCCGATAGGAGACCCGCTGCCAAACGATTCTTTCGCTGTGGTAGGAGTGTCGACGTACGCATCGAGGTTCTGAGTGCCAATTTCGGGATCGGGGGCATACGGGTAGTAAAATACGAAATAGGAGAATACTGCGAGCAGAGCGCATGCAAAGAGAATATAAAGCACCGTATCCCCCAACATTACTACTAACTGCGACGATCTTTATACTTGAAAAATAGCGGACGCATGCGCATTATAATGTCGTCGGGCACCCGCTCGTCCATAGGTATGTTGAAGAGGGAGCAGTGTAGAAAGTAAATGCAGTACATGCCGCACTGTGCGTCCTTGAACTGGTGGCGTAAAGAATTATAGCGAAGCTCCATGGGTTTCTTGACAATCTTCATGTCGTCAACCTGCTTTTTCCAGCGCTGCATGAGCTTCTGGATTTCCGGCTCGGGTTCTTCGGCGTACGAGTCAAAGTATGTCATGTGTGGCGTGCGTATTCGGTCTCGAAAATCGACAAAGGCGGCAATCCAGTGTTCGCCGGGCCCGTCGTGGGGGTCGGTATTGAAGACAATGCCCACCTTGCGATAACCGCTCTTGTACAGCTCGTCGATGCGCAAGCTGCAGAGCGACGATACAATGCATTTTCCGGTATCTTTGTGAAGGTCAAAGTCGATGGGAACGCTACCTACATAGTAATAGTTGGGAACGATTTCGGCATAATATTCCTGCGACTTGTCAATATCGTCCGAGGAAAGCCACTCTGCCCCGTTATTCGTCCAACTGGAGGGTGCGGATGGCTTTTTTACAAGGGCGTGCACGACACACGCCTGTGTCCCTTCGTCGCACACGTCTTTAAGCCGTTTGGTAATGTCCTGCCAGACGTGCGAGCTTTTCGGAATGGGCTTTTCTCGTGGGTGTTCCTTGTTGTATGCCTTGCGAAGTGCCTCGACTTCGTCGGCGTCCATTGTTCAAAACGGATGTTTGTTTTTATATCGGTAAGGAGGGTACACACGGGATGAATACGACTCAGATTGATCAGCGTGACCTCGTCAAGGCGGTGCGGACGTTTCGGGACTGCGATGACAAACTGAAGCCGCTAAATAAGCAGGTTCAGAAACTGCGTGAGGAAAAGAAGTTGGCGGAGGAGGAGATGTCCGAGATTCTAAAGAGGTCGGTGTTTGCGAGTCTGGACAACTTGGACCTGCCGGATTCGGTCGTAAAGATCCAGAGACCTGGAACGTGGAACAAGCCGTTCACAGTTAGCAAGCGGGATCTCGAGGCGCTTATTCACGAGTATTTCCGAGGAAACGGTAGCAGGGCAGAAGCCGATGCGTGTTTCAACTTTATCGTTGAGAGCAGAAAGAAGGACTTGGTGGCAAAGGAGTTCTCGTTTACACGTGTGCTAAATGTAAACGATAATGGCGGAGATGGCGGAGATGATTAGATGGCTAAAGACGCCACTGCAGGATGGGCAGACGCCGGAAGATGAAATACGACACCTTTTTTTGGATCTCGAATACGTACTCCAAAAAAAGGGTTTACTGCGTTCAGACTTCAAAAAGTATAGAACACTTCATTTTTCAAAACTTTGTCGCAATGTCTTCCGACAGTCCGATATCGGCTCGCACGGAGAGGGTTTTGGCGGAGTTTCGAGAGGCACATGACGGGCACGCCATGCGAGAAGAGTTGTTCCGGAAATCGTGCCCGTTCTGCCAGAGCATCGTCGAGGAGCAAATAACCGGCTTGTATGAAACCATCCGAGACGTTCTTCGTCCAAGCGTTTTCATGGCGTGGAAGCACTGGGATGCAAACGGGTACCCCATCGCCAACAATGGATCGACCTTTGAAGAGTTTTTGGGGGACATCGCCTACGCTGCGTTTGCGGAGTGGGCGCAGCCAAAGTATGAGGACAACGTAGAGTTTACCGACGAAGAATTGATGGAGCACCCCTACGTCCGGCAAAAAATACGGGAGTAGGATATATAATGGCAGACGAGATTGTTAACGGAGGTCGCCGGCGTAAGCATGTGACCAAAAAGCGGCGGCATATGAAGAAGCGAGGTGGGTTTGTCGGAGATGTCCTGCTGGCAGCTGCGGCGGCGGGGGCGGCAATCTACGGCCGCAAGATGTTGACCCGCAAGCATGGAGGCAGGAAACTTCCGAAGCGCAAGACTAAGTCAGAACTTGTATAGGAGGCGCCTCGAATCCGTTGAAGTTGGATTGAGAAACCCACGAATACGCTCCGATATTGGAAACTTTCAAGATGTCTGAATCGTCGATCTCTTTCGGCAGCCACACATCTTTGGCGATTACGTCGGCGGAATCACAAGTCCGGCCAAAAATAGTATGTTGAAGCATTTCAGAGTACGGCTTTCGAGTGATACATTTAAACATTGGGTTGAATCCGTCGAACAGGACTCCAGAAAAGACGCCGTATACGGACTCATCGATAGTGATGCTGCGTGTTCCGTCGGGGAGCACCTTGCGCCCGATGACGGGAACTTCGAGAGTGCAGCAGTTCTCTGCAAAGAAGCGCCCGGGTTCGGAAATGACGGTTCGAAAGGGTAGCGTCCGAATTTCTTCACGAATGAGCGGGGCGAGCTCACTGCGAAAAAATGCATCATTTGCCGGGTTTCCGGAAAACCCGCCACCGATGTCGAGAAGTTCGGGTGTAAATCCCGAATTGTTCCAGAAGGAATCGATAAATTCTCGCACAGTATCGAAGGCGGATTTGTAGGCTCGAGCCGACGTGCAGTCGCTTCCGACATGGAAAGCGATACCGTGAATTCGGAAGGGCGGTTCACGATATTCCAGCTCGTGGACATTTCGAATGTGAAACCCGAATTTTTTGTTCAGAGGGATGCGAGATGCGCCCTTATCGTCTACGAAAATTCGAAGAATAGGTTTGGGGTCTTTTACGACTTCATAAATTTTTGTAAGTTCGGGGAGACTGTCGAATGTTACCGTTTGAACTTTCGCCTCGGAAAGTTCACGCCTTGATTTGCATGGGTTGGCATAGATGATATCGGACGCACCGATGTTTCGGACGGCAGCTATTTCCTGGACGGATGCGCAATCGAATCCACAACCGCCCTTATGCAGCTCGGCGAGTACAGGTGGCAGGTTGTTACACTTGACTGCGTAGTGCGGGCGGATCATAGGTAGGCATTCGTTCCAAAGGCGGAGGCGGTTGCGAATGTTCTGGAGCGACACTCGAAAAACTGACGACAGCGTTATTGATGAAGTCCGAGAAGATTATTTAAACCGTAGCAACTTTCTAATGCAAGATACGATGGAATACCTTCCGTACAATCCCAAAAATACTGCCCTGACTGCAGACGATGTACGCCACATCCTCTGCATACCGGACTACGTGGTTCGAAACTTGGCTATTTTTCAGAAGGCTATGGTACACACCACCTACGTAAAGCGGGCGGAATATACAACCCTTACCGGCGAACTAGCAGTTCTTGGCCCCTGCCCGCCGGGCGTCATGGATCTTCAGACGGAATCCTACGAGCAGCTCGAGTTTCGGGGCGACTCGATTCTGGGGGCTGTGGTAGCAAATTACCTGTGCGAACGCTACCCGTCCGAGACACCTGGATTCCTGACCAACACTCGAAAGCTTATTGTGCGCAACAAGACGCTCGGTATGCTGGCTCGTGACAAGCTGCGGCTCGACAAGTTTTTCGTGATATCCAAGCACGTCGATGAGATGAAGTCGGAACACGGGCGACAGAATATTGAAAAGCTCGGAGATGTACTGGAGGCCTTCATTGCGGCGCTGTGGATCGATTCCAACAACGATTTCAAGATTGTATCTGATTTTATTATTTATTTGATTGAGACATACCTGGACATCCCTCTGCTGCTGCGGGAGGATGATAACTACAAAGACCGCATGCAGAAATTGTGCCAGCAGACGAAGCAGTTCACTCCGATCTACAAGATGATTTCGGAAGAGGGAGGTTTTACTATGGCAGTTTGCAAACCATCAGGAGAAATCATTGCAAAGGGGACGGCGGCCACCAAGAAACAGGCAGAACAGTATGCGTGCCGTGCGGCTCTCCAGCTTTACTCCGCCTAAAATGGATTTCTTTGGGTTGATCGCATATGTTCGCATACGGCGTAAAATGGCAGATACAGAATTGAAATTCAGAATGAATCCATCGCAGCTGGAGTTTCATGATAGGATCGTCAAGGGCGTTTTGGAGCTGCTGGAGCCGAACGACGACCTTGCTCCCTACTTCCGGAACGGGCGGATTATACGGCACATGGACTGTACAGACTGGATTGGATCGTACGACGCAGTCCGTAGAGTTATTCTATGTAGGGGTAAGTCGTACAGTACGCTGTCGGGGTTTGCGAGAGCGTACTATAAGATGAAGAAGCATTCCGCCAAGCGGCCCAATGGCTGGGAAGAGTGCGAGTACCAGCAGGATGACGGCACGTGGCGCAGGGTTAATTTGCTCAAATAACGTGTAGCACCGTAATAAATGTCGGACGTTCAACCTGTGGAACCAGTCGTGGAAGTGCCTTCGACCACCGCCGCCGCCGAGCTTACGGCCCTACTGACGGATCTCGTCCAGAAAAAGCCCTCGACGGCTGCCGATGCCCTCGCTCTTCTGGAGAAGGTTGATCTGGAGCTTGTAAAGTGGGTTGTCAAAGATCTGCCTGCCGCCGATCAGAAGACCGTCATGGCGTCCAAGTGGGCGGTCAACGAGGTGAAGCACGTCGGTCTGACATGGTGCGTACCGCAGAAATCAATGTAAAAGTCGTGAGTGCGTAAGTTTATACGTCCTCCGGTGGTTCCGCTGCTTTTTTCCGTTCCGACAGGTCTTGCCCTTTTTGCAAGAGCTCGAGTACTCTGAATACCGTCGAACGCACGGTGCTTTACTGCCGGTAGCCTTGCATAGTTCGCTCATCATCTTTTTGAACCACTCCGACAGGGACTTGCGATTCGTAAGATCCAGTGTGTCCTTATATTGTTT